TAACACAACTTCCATGGTTTTGGGGGCGGCATTGCGCAGGACGACTTTGCCGCCGGTCATGGCGACGGCGCAGAGGAAGGTACCGGCTTCGATACGGTCGGGAACAACGCTGTGGTCGCCGCCGTGCAGCTCCTTCCCGGTCAGAGCCACCGCCGGGGGACCCCCCTTGTGGGGGCGGTTTTTGTTTGGGCGCGAAACCCTGCAACTCTCCGCCTTGCGGCGGGCACGGCAAAATGGAAGCCTCAAAAATCGACCAATGACCGAAAAACCAACCGTTAAGGATTTTGCCATGTCTGACAAATTTACCGCATTTATCGACCGCGTACTCAGCCACGAGGGCGGCTATGTGAACCACCCTAAAGACCCGGGCGGGGAAACCAAATGGGGCATTACCAAGCGCACCGCGCTGGCCAACGGCTACACGGGCGCGATGCGCGATATGACCCGCGCGCAGGCCGTCGAAATCTACCGCGCCGCGTTTTGGCAGCGCTACCAATGCGACAAGCTGCCCGAAAGCCTGGCCTACCAGCTGTTGGACGCCTGCATCAACCACGGCTACGGCAATGCGGCACGCATGCTGCAACGCGCCGCCAAAGTGGCGGACGACGGCCAAATCGGCAACATCACGCTGGCCGCCGTGGCATCGCTGCCGGAAAACGACCTGCTGCTGCGCTTTAACGCCGAGCGCATCCGCTTTTTTGCCCGGCTGGCCACGTTTAACACCTTCGGGCGCGGCTGGATGCGCCGCGTGGCGGACAACTTGGACCACGCCGCGGGCGACAACACCGATTACGTCGTGGGTTTGATTGCCCCCGATACCACGCAGGCGGCCTGAAGCGCGGAGGTAAACGATGAGCAAAGACACAAGCTACCTGTCCGGTTTGTTTAGCAACCCAAAAACAGGGCAGATGTCGCACACCAAATTTTGGGCAAACATTGCGGCAGGTGTGATGACGTACAAATTTATCCAGATGCCCGATGCACCCGAATGGGCATGGTGGGCATACGGCGCGATGGTAGGCGGCTACGCGCTCATCAAACGCGGCATTGCCGCCGTGCCGCAGCTGGCGGAAATCAACCAAAGCAAGGAGCAGGACGATGTGGGCAGCGCTGATTAAATACCGCGCATGGGGCGGCCTTGCCCTGCTGCTGGCCGTTGCGGCTCCTTGTTTGAAAAAACTGTTTGATATTAACCATGTATCGGGTAGTCTGAATGTGCAGGCTGCCTGAAAAGGAAAATTATGAAAAAACTGGAGAACCATCAATTATCCGCTTTGATTGAGCGTGCGGAGTACCAACGCTTCGGCGAAACTACAACAGTGTGCGCTCTAATTTTGCATAGTGGTTTTGTTGTGATTGGTGTTTCAGGCTGCCTAAATCCCGCTGATTTTGACGAACAAATCGGACGAGATACAGCGTACAAAAACGCCTTTGATAAATTATGGGAGCTGCAAGGCTACCATGTTAAATCCCAAGCAAAAAAAGAATAAGCAAGGAGCAGGACGATGTGGGCAGCGCTGATTAAATACCGCGCATGGGGCGGCCTTGCCCTGCTGCTGGCCGTTGCGGCGGTGGCATGGGCGGGCGGCCGGCACGCCGCGGAGCAAGACCACCAAACCGAAACCGCCGCCCTGAAAGCGCAATACGCGCAAGAAAAACTCGACGCCGAGCAGCGGCACACCGCCGCCCTGCAGGCTGCATTGGCGCAACAGCAGCAATGGCAGCAGTTTGCCCAAAAACAAGGCGAGCAGCTCGCACAAATCCGCGTGCGGCTGGACAAACAAACCGAACTATTGAGCAAGGACATTGACCATGCGATTGAGCAGGATAAAAACAGCGGCCATGATTGCGTGGGTATTGGCGCAAGCAGCCTGCACCTCTACAACCGCGCCTTCGGCTACTCCGATTAAGGGCGGCGTGCCGCCCGTCTCTACCGAGCTGCTGGCCACCTATGAGCGTCCAGAACGCCCGGCCAACGGCTCACCCGAACAACTGTTGCACCATGCCGTGCGCTATGGCGCGTATTGCCAAAAATTGGAGGGTCAGGTTTCGGGCTGGCAGGCGTGGTATGGGGAGGTCAGCCGTGAATAGCTACCGCAGCGAGGTGGAGCGCGTGATTGCCGTGCACCATGCGCGGCTGGAAATGGGATTAAGCCGCGCGCGCGAGCAGGAGGCGTTTGTGCGGCGCGTGGCCGATGTGCTGACCCGCCACCGCGTGCCGTTTGCATGGGGGCTGGATACGGATTTTGACGCGGTGTTCCGGCTAGGCGACGGCGTGGCGGGCGCGGAAACGCTGCTGCAAACGCTGTTTTCGGGCGGCCTTTTGGCGCGTACGCCGGACGGTTTTGTGCTGGCCGACGCGCAGCATGAATATATCCAAGTACGCTTTAAAGGGGGCGTGAATGAACTTTGAATTTGCCTTTAAAACCCTGTGGGGCGTGGCGACGGCGGCGGGCTGGTTTTGGATTAACGGGCTGTCTGCCAAGCTGCGCGCGGCGGAGCAGGAGCGCACCGCACTGCGCGAGCGCATCCACAACATCGAGCTTAATTACCAATCCAAAAACGACACCAAAGAGCTGCGCCGCGAGATTTTGGACGGACTCAACGAAATCAAAAGCAGCCTGCACCACGTAAACGAAAAACTAGACCGGAAAGCCGACAAATGACTGCCAAAGACCCCGTATTACAAGCCCTTGCCGAAATCCGCGCCAAGCAGGACGAGACCATCCGCCTGCAGGAGCGCATGGACGCGCGGCTCGACCAAATCCACGACGACTGCAAAAAAACCGCGCGCGTGAACGGCGCGGTGGCGGGTGGTTTGTCGGGCGCGGTGGTGTCGGCCACCATTGCGCTTATCAAAGCCAAAATTGGGGTGTAGCCATGGCCTATCCCGTGGAAATGCAAAAGCAGCTGCGCGATTTGTATGTGCTGCACTACCTGTCGCTGGAGGAGGCCGCGAAAGAGCTGGGCATCTCGTTTGCCACCGCCCGCGCCTGGAAGGCAAAGGCGCAGAAAAACGGCACGGATTGGGACGTGGAGCGCGCGGCGCAAATCCGCGTGGACGGCAAGGACAATCAATTAACCAATGTGGTGTTTCTAAAGATGATGGCGCTGCTGGAGCGCAACATCGACCGCCTGAGCCACGACGAGACCATCGAGCCTTTGGAGCTGGGCAAGGCCCTTATCGGGCTGGGCGACACGTTGAGCAAAACCACCGCGCTGGGCGCGCGCATTATGCCGGAGGTCAACCGCGTGGAGCTGGCCATGCGGATGATTAGGCTGATTGGCGACACGGTGCGCGAGGAGCGGCCGGATATTGCACCTTACTTTGTGGAGCTGTTGGAGCGCATTGCGCCCGATTTGGCACAGATTTGACACGCGGCCACGGCCGCATTTTTTACGGATTAGCTTATGGCACGGGTGGCATTTAAAAACTCATACAACCGCGACAAAAAGGCGTTTTTGCAGGAGCTGGCAGACTATGCGGCGCAGCTGCGGCAGTTTGTCGAGGCATCGGTGGACGGCTTTTCGGGCAAGCCTGCGGATATTGCCGCGCGCGTGGCCAAGGTGCTTGACCCGGTGCACGGCTTTGAGTTTTTTTGCCAAACGTATTTTCCGCATTACATGACGCATGCGGAAAAATCCGACCTGCACGAGTACCTGTTTTGCAGGCTGCCTGAAATCGCCGAATCGCCCGAAAGCTGCTCGGACGTTATCGGCGCACCGAGGGGCGAAGCCAAATCGACCATCTGCACGCAGCTGCACACGCTTTGGCGCATCGTGACCGGGCGGACGCATTTTGCGCTGATTGTGATGGACAGCATCGACCAAGCCTACCCCATGCTGGAGACGATTAAGGCGGAGCTGGAGTTTAACAGCCGCCTTGCCATGGATTTTCCGCAGGCCTGCGGGGCGGGCAAAACGTGGCAGGCCGGGTCGATTATTACCGCCAACAACATCAAGGTGTGCGTGGCGGGCTCGGGCAAAAAGCTGCGCGGCATGCGCTTTGGCCCGTACCGCCCCGATTTGGTGGTGCTGGACGACATTGAAAACGACGAGCAGGTGCAAAACCCAGCCCAGCGGGCGAAATTGCAAAGTTGGCTGGAGAAGACCATCGAGCCTTTGGGCGGCGTGGGGCGCAAGATGGACATTATCTACATCGGCACAGTGCTGCATTACGACAGCGTGCTGGCACGCACCCTGAAAAACCGCTTTTGGCGCGGCAAACTGTTTAAGGCGGTGGTGCGCTATCCCGACAACATGGATTTGTGGGAGGAGTGGGAGACCCTGTGGCGCAACGAGGGCGAAGAGGTGGCGATGGCGTTTTACCACGCCCGCCGTGCCGATATGGAGCGCGGCGCGAAAACGTCCTGGGCGGCGCGCGGCATCCTCGCGCTCATGAAAATCCGCGCCAAAATCGGCAGCCACTCGTTTGCCTGCGAATACCAAAACGACCCTGCGAGCGGCGACGACGCGCCCTTTGCGGATTTGATGGACAAATGCTTTTACGCCGCACTGCCTGCGGATGTGGTGTATTTCGGCGCGCTTGACCCCAGCCTGGGCAAGGCGGGCGCGAGCCGCGACCCGAGCGCAATTATCGTGGCCGCGCTGCAACGGAGCACGGGCAAGCTGTTTGTGGTGGAGGCGCAAATCAAAAAGCGCGTGCCGGATTTGATTATTGAGGACGTTATCCGCCTGCATCAAATCTACCGCTGCGCGCTGTGGTTTGTGGAGACGGTGCAATTCCAAGAGTTTTTAAAGGACGAGCTGGTCAAGCGCAGTGCGGCGCGCGGCTGCCCCGTGCCCGCGCGTGCCGTGAAACCCGTGGCGGACAAGCTGTTGCGGATTGAGAGCCTGCAGCCGCACATGGCCAACGGGCTGATTTTGCTGCGCCCCGAACACCGCGTGCTGGTGGAGCAGCTGCGCCATTTCCCGCACGCCGACCACGACGACGGTCCCGATGCGCTGCAAATGGTGTGGGCGGGCGCGCTGGCCAATGCCGCGCCGATTGAGTGGCACAGCACGGCGGACGATGATTTCGACGATGCGGACATCCGCAGCAAATGGGCGCGCTGATTTCAGGCAGCCTGCAACCCTTTAAACGGTATTTAAATGATGGCGAAAAAAGACAAAACGACTGCAAAAATCCCACCCGTGCGCCCGACCGGGCAGACAGACGAGGCACGCATCACCGCCAACGGGCGCGTGATTGCCGAGCACCCGAGCCACCAGATTACACCCGCCAAGATGCGGCTGCTGTTTGAGGACGCGGAGAGCGGCGATATTACTGCGCAGCACGAGCTGTTTTTGGACATTGAGGAGCGCGATTCGGCGGTGGCGTCCGCGCTGCAGACGCGCAAGATGTCGGTGCTGGGCTTGGACTGGCAGATTGCCGAGCCGCCGCAGGCAACAGCTGCCGAAACGCAGCTGGCGGAAGAGGTGCGCGGCTTTATGCAGGGCCTGGCGGATTTTGACGATATGCTGCTGGATTTGCTGGACGCGGTGGGGCACGGCTTCGCTGCGCTGGAAATCACATGGCAGTTTTCGGGCGGCCTGCAGCTGCCGCAATCGTTTAAGCACACCCCGCAAAGCTGGTTTCGGTGGGACAAGCACGACAACCTGCTGCTCAAAACGCCCGACAATCCGATGGGCGAGCCGCTGTGGCCTTACGGCTGGGTGGTGCACCGCCACAAAACGCGCAGCCACCAGGCGGCGCGCAACGGCTTATTCCGCACATTGGCGTGGCTGTATATGTTTAAACATTACTCGGTGCATGATTTTGCCGAGTTTTTGGAGCTGTACGGCCTGCCCATCCGCATCGGAAAATACCCCGCGGGAGCGACGGAAAAAGAAAAACGCACGCTGCTGCGCGCGGTGGCGGAAATCGGCCACAATGCGGCGGGGATTATGCCCGAAGGCATGATGATTGAGCTGCACCAGGCGGCCAACGGCACGACGGCGGCCAACAACCCCTTTATGACGATGGTGGAGTGGTGCGAAAAATCCGCCACGCGCCTGATTTTGGGGCAGACGCTGACCAGCGGCGCGGACGGGCGCGCCAGCACCAACGCGCTGGGCAAAATCCACAACGAGGTGCGGCGCGATTTGACCGTATCGGACGCTAAACGGCTGGCGCAGACCATCAACCGGCAGCTGATTGAGCCGTTTGTGCGGGTTAATTTTGCCCATGCCGCCGACGTGCGCCTGCCGGTGTTTGAGTTTGACACCCGCGAGACGGCGGACTTAGCCACCGTGGCGGAAGCCCTGCCAAAGCTGGTGGACGTGGGCATGCAAATCCCCGAAGGCTGGGCGCGCGACAAGCTGGCGATTCCGGAGGCAGCCGAGGGCGAGCGTGTGCTGGGGCGCGCCGCCGCCAAGCCGCCCGCCGCGGCGCTGAATTACCGCGTTGCGGATTTGGCGGCCAAGCAGCCGCACGCGGATTTGCACGGCAGCGTGGAGGACTACCTGCAACAGGCCGCCCTGCAGGCGCAGCTTGAGCCGATGGTGCAGGCTTTGGGCAAAATACTGGCCGAAAGCCAAGACTATGACGACGTGGAAAACCGCCTGACTGCCGCCTATCCCGATTTGGACACCCGCCTGATGCAGGAGGCTTTGGGGCGCGTGCTGTTTGTGGCGGACATTTGGGGGCGCAAACATGGCTGAGCCTAACCTGCTTTTTGCGTTTAACCTGCCGCCGGAAGCCGCTATCCGCTATTTTGACACGCTGGGTTACGAGCCGCCCGAAAACTGGCGCGACATTGCCGCCGATGTGCAGGCGCGCGCCAAAACGATTGCGGGGATATACCGGCAGGACATCGTTGCGGATATGTATGCCTCCATGCGGCAGAGCGTGGCGGCCGGCACGCCGTTTGACACATGGCGCAAGGCGGTGCTGGCCGATTGGGCAGCCAAGGGGCTGGCACACAACGGCGGCGATATTGTGGACACGGCCACGGGCGAGGTGCTCGGCGTGGGCATCAACAAAAACCGGCTGGCGACCATTTACCGCACCAATGTGGGCAACGCGCACATGGCGGGCTTGTGGCAGAGCCTGCAGGCCAACAAAGACAACCGCCCCTATCTGCAATACAACGCCGTGAACGACCACCGCACCCGCCCGAGCCATGCGGCGCTGGACAATCTGGTGTACCACATCGACGACCCGTTTTGGGATTACTACATGCCGCTCAACGGCTACCGCTGCCGCTGCTCCGTGATTGCATTGAGCGAGCGGGATGTGGCGCGCGCCAATCTTACCGTCGCCCAATCGCGCCCGGAACAGTTTGAGCAGGTGGAGTACACCAACCGCAAAAACGAGCCTATCGGCACGGTAACGGCATTCAGGCTGCCCGACGGGCGCACCTTTGCACCCGATTTGGGGTTTGACCGCAACACCGCCCGAAACCATTTGGCGGCATTGGGGCAGATGCAGTTGGAGCGGGCGGCGGATTTGCCGCAGCGTCTGGCGGCGATGGCGGTGGGAGAGAGCCTGCAATCGCCCGTGCTGCGCCGCGCGCTGTCGGACGAGCTGATGACGGCCTACCGCGCCATCGAAGTAAAAGAGGGCCTGACTACCCGCCCGGCCAACCGGCCGATATTTGTCGGCGGTTTGAGCATGGAGCTGCTGGACCGCATGGCGGCCAAAAACATCCGCCTGCCGGAAAGCGGCGTGATTGCCTCGTCCGACACCCTGATGCGCCACGCCCTGCGCGACGTGAAAGCCGCGCGCGGCCAAACCCTGCCGCAGGACTTTTGGGCGGATATTGCCGACAAATTGCGCGCGCCCGAAGCGGTGTATTACGACCCCGCGGGAGCACTGTTGTATTTTTACGCCGACCCTGAGCGGGCGGGCAACCTGTTTAAAGTGGTGGTGACGCTGGATTATGACGGGTTTAAACGCAGCAAACACCCGAAAACGGGCGTGCGTGAGAATTTGGTGCTAAATGTGGTGGATACGGGGACAAAGGTAGATTTTACCGGCATGAAATGGCATGAATATATCCATATTCAGGGAAGAAAATATTGAAAAAAGCCGGAATAATCCGGCTTTTAAACGGGCGGCGGTAGGACTCGAACCTACATCATAGCGGAGGCTTTACCCAGCGATAACCTTTGGCCTAGCCGAAAACGGCATTACATATAGGAAACTTCCGCCTGCCTGTTCTCATTTTACCATTCTTTATTCGAAAAACAAATATATAACAGGCTGCAATAAACGCCATCACGCCAAGCTGCGCCCAAAGTGCAGGCTGCTTTTTGCCATTTGATGCTAGAATATCCGCCTTTCCCCACAACATGGAATCCGCCATGCAGAACGAATTATCCGATACACAATTACTGCGTTACAGCCGCCACATCCTGCTGAACGAAATCGGTATGGAAGGGCAGGAAAAACTCTGCCGTGCCACGGTTCTGGTGGTGGGTTGCGGCGGTTTGGGCGCGGCGGTGCTGCCTTATCTGGCGGCATCGGGCGTGGGCCGGCTGATTTTGGCGGACGACGACACGGTTGACGAAACCAACCTGCAACGCCAAACGGCTTATGCCGAAAGCGATGTCGGCCAATACAAGGCATTGGTCATGCAGCGTTTTTTGCAGCAACGCAACAGCGCCTGCCGCATCGACGCACTGACGGAGCGCCTGGACGAAGCGCAGTTGAACGCCTTATTGCCTCAATGCCAGGCGGTGGTGGACTGCTGCGATAATTTCGCCACGCGCCAAGCCGTCAATCGCGCGGCAGTGGCCTGCAAAACACCGTTGATTTCAGGCGCTGCGGTACGCTTTGCAGGCCAGTTGGCGGTGTATCGCCCCGATACGGACGACAGCCCGTGTTATGCCTGCCTGTTCGATATGCCCCATGCCGATGACGGCGCATGTGCCGTGTTCGGTGTATTTTCGCCGCTGGTGGGCGTGATTGGCGCGGCGCAGGCGGCGGAAACGCTGAAAGTGCTGCTGGGGCTGCCCTCCCCCGTGGGTGTGCTGCAATGCTACAACGCTTTGTCGGGCGAATGGCAGCGTTTCCGCTTCGGCAAAAACCCGCAATGCCCCGTGTGCGGTTAA